ACCCAGGTCATTGCCCCTGAGGTGTATCCTCCGGTTGCGTCCTGGTATCTGTAGATGCAGGTGGTGTCGATGGGGTCAGCTCCGTTGGTGTCGATCCAGATGTCACCATAGGCCATCCCTGCTCCAGGTTCGGCGTCCTGGTAGAAGCCAATGATCTTGCCGTCTGCTGTAGATTGTGCCTGCGCTGCATCCGCAAGAGCCTGAAGCGCATCAGCAGAAGATGTCTCCACCCACGCGGCACCCGAGTAGACGTAGGTTTTGAATGAGTCGTCAGTGTCTACCCAGAAGTCACCAACAGACATCCCCGCGATAGGTTCGGCGGCTTGGTAGAAGGTCGTGATCTTGCCGTCAGCTGTAGTCTGAGCTGTTGCTGCATTCAGATAGACAAGCCCTACAGCGTTTGTCGGTGAGGCATACCAATCTAGAACGCCTGTGGCTCCACCCGCAGCATCTTCATACCTGTAGATAGCCCCTGACGTCAATGGATCTGCTTCATCGGTATCGATCCAGATGTCACCGAAAAACATCCCTGCTCCAGGTTCGGCGTCTTGGAAGAAACCAACGATCTCGCCGTCTGCGGCGGCTTGAGCAGCAGCAGCGTCAGCAAGGGCGTCTTGTATCTCATCATAGGAATCCCCGCCAGTCATCTTGATATCTAAGCTGGGGACCGTAGGGTCGAAACGGATGTACGCAGAGTCAGTACCATCGTCCGCACGGAACCGCGCCGCGTTGTCCATATAGGTGATCCAGTCGGTTCCGTTGTGTATCCCAATATACTCAGCAGAGAGGTAAGCGCCTGCAGCCGAAGGGGGATTGGGCATTGACCCGATAGGCCCACCCGGTACAGCTGACAGAAGAATCTTCCCGGCTAAGACCTGAGTGCTGTACACCTTTGAGTAGTACCCTCCAGAGCTAACACCATCGAGATCGTCAGCATAGATTATGTTGCCCATGCTGTCGCCAAAGGTCGGGACCTTGTTCGATACCTGGACCTCGATATCCTGAGGCTTGCCGATGACGTCACGCTTCTTGAGAACGGTCACGCGATCGTCGGTCAGGATGTCAAGCTCGTTGTCGCGAACACGTACAAGCTCTCCAAGCTGGAAAACATGCTCGTTGATCAGAGGGGCAAGGTCGATCGCCTTAGCCTTGTAGGTGTAGGCTGGGTCCTTGAGGACATCTAACCGGGCAACGGCGGCATCGTATAAGTTCTGAGCGTCCGTGTACCTTTCGTCTTTCCAAGGGTATGACTTAATCCCGTTCAGCACCTGGCTTGCAGCATCCTCGATGAACTCTGCTCCTATGTGGCAAACAGACCAGATCCCATAGGTATGCTGTAGGTCGTTGTCCATCGTAAGGACTGACCCGGCCACACTCGCCACGTCATTGATCTCCCAGTCGCCTGCGGCATTCTCAAGGTAGACGTGGGCACCACCTGCAAAGCCTGCTGCGCTGACCACTTCAACGTCTGCCTGATCCGGCAATGCTTCTACCGCTACTGTTGTCTCTGCCCCTGTGATGTTGATCGCCATGATGGTGAGCTCATCGACACCGGCACCATTACCGCGAGGGTAGAGCCGGTTGACGATCTTCTGTGCGCCCCTCGTGCGTTTGATCTCCTGCATGTTCAAGCGGTAGTCAATTACTGCGACAACATCATCACCCGGTTCGACTAGGTTTAGAGTCCAAGGGTAGCTCGTTGTGTCAAAGGTCCATTGCCACGTCTCATCGTAGAGCCGCCCTGAGATCTGCCAGAGAGCAGCCAAGAGAGAGGTCCCGGGGATCCAGTAGTGAAGGAAGTTCCGAGCGAAGGAACACGTACCGAGCTGCCAGTGAGCCGTATCCTGCATCGCGAGCAGAGCATTTATCGAAGCCGTAGTCCCTGGCCCTGCGTTCATCTCAACCGTTAGCTCTTTGTCGAGGAGGGTCGCCAGGGCATGCTCACACTTGTATCTCATGTAGAGCTGTCCGCGTTTCCTTACCGAATCTGCTGAGATAATTCGGAAGAGTTCAATCCGTGTGCCTACTACGTCGAACAGCTCCACGTAATGATTGTCCAGACAGTATTGATTCTTGTCGTCACTGTCACCTGTGATTGCCAGCTCAAAAGACGCCGTCCAGATCTGATTCTCTCGCATCTCGTAAGACACACCATAGACGTTCTCCAGGTACGCAGTGCCGTCCATGTTGAGATCGTAGATCTTCGCGTGGCAGATTTGAACAGTAGCATTGGATGTCATTATGCGTCCCTCTGTGTGTATTCTAGCTTGAGAGTGACATCTCGCGTCCCTTCATCGTCTTCATAGGAAACCGTGCTGTCTCCAGGAGGGACATTCATGAAGCTCCCCACGATGTCTTTGATTGCATTCACCCCGTCCTTTGTGAAGGTCATTTTGTCAGAGTCGATCCTGATGACCGATCCCGCACCGAACTCGCCCGAGTAGCCCAGTATAGCGAACATGTAGCGGATGGCTGCTGCTTCCACCGTTGCCGCGACAGTGATCGCAACAGAGCCCCCGTCGATTATTCTGTACATCGTGGATTCGAGGGACACCGCAACCGCGATTGCGGCTACCGCACAGGTGATGTAATTGCCGGTGACTGCAACGTCTATTTCTGGAGCGATCGAAACGATAGCCGTTGCGAGGTGTGCTCCATCTAAGACTAGAGCTACGGCTGGAGTGCAGGCAGCGGATCCACTCCAGAAGGCATTAGCAGCTGCGCTTATACTTACACCTGGAGTTATTTGCGTAGATCCCCAAATATAAATTTCCCCGAGGAGAGCTAATCCAAGAGCTACCCCTATCGAACAAGCTCCCTCGGATGTCCTGTTACCAATCACTGACAAACCTAGCTCGACTCCGATAGCAGAGGAGGCACTGTTCCAGAGAAGGTTAGCGATCGATTCAACGTCTACGCCAGGAGCAATCGCCGCGCCTCCGTTCCAAAGGCTAGTAGCTAATGCGCTTATGCTTAGACCTGGAGTCATTTGCATGGACCCCCCACTAGCCATTTCCCCAAGAACATCTAAGCCAAGGGCTACCCCTACCGGACAGACACCAACGGCAAGCCTGTTCCCTACCACTGACAGCCCCGTCTCGATGCCGATAGTAGAAGCCGCACCGCTGCTAATGCCGCTTGCAATCGTTTCAATGTCTGATGTAAGGGCTATCGCACAAACTCCATGAGCGATTCTGTTCCCGATTGCAGCTTGAGCTACTGCTACTCCTATCGGGCAAACAGCTATACAGATGTAATTCGCAATAGCTTCAACACCTACAGCGGGGGCGATCGGGCAAACACCTAGAGCAAGATTGTTGCATTTAGCTTGAACCCCTACAGCGGGGGCAATCACCACTACCCCTGAATGAGTCTGCCCAGTAGTCCAGCTTTGAGCCGCACCGTAGCTTGTGCCCTCTGTGTTCGTAGCGTAGGCGCGATAGTAGAGCTTCAAGTGTTCTTCAAACCCAGTCTTCGCTTGGTCGAAAGCGCCCTCTGCGCCGACTCCTAGTTCTGAATAGCCGTCTGCGCCTGCAATATCTACCGGGTCGGATGCGATTTTCCAACAGAAGCCGTGTTGTGTGATCGACTCGCCCCCGTCATTTGTGATGTTGCCGTTGAGGGTTGCACCGCCAGGAACGATGATTGTTGCTGCCTGCGTGGTGACTGTTGGGGCTACTGTTATACCAGTAACATAGAGGCTTAGTGCTGTCGAAGGGTATGAAAGGTATGTCTGTTCCCCTGCCCCAGTTTGGTCGCCGGTTTTGTAGTACGTGCCTGCTCCACCGGCCCCCTCCTCATCTGATATTTCAAGTCTCCCGTTGACAGGATCAGCAGTATAAGGATAGTAGATGCCGATGTAGTCCCCAGCCTCTACTTGCAGAGCTATCGGGTTAGACGAAACATCTGTCGTGATTGTTTGTTTTGAGCCAGCGGTCACAGTTCCAATCGTTACACTGTCTCGCGGAGTGAACTTCGCCCCATCCCTAGATGCGGTAATGATCTTGGCCCCAGTGATTGACGGAAGAGATGTGTAAGCCCACATCTCAATCGAGTTGATTATCCCAGATTTGTTAGCTGGATTATCCAGCGTGAATACAGTGTACCCCGGGGCCCAGGCAAGATTTCGATCAATCGCTGCTGCGCCTACATCAATAACAGACATTACGCATCCCTTGGCGTGTACTTGAGCTTGAGAGTAACGTCTCGCGTCCCTTCATCGTCCTCGTAGGTAACCGTACTATCTCCACGTTGAACGTCTACGAAATCCCCCACCATATCCTTAAGCATGTTCGCGCCGTCAACCTTAAAGGTCATCCATTCGGTGTCAATCTCGATGACCGATCCCGCACCGAACTCGCCTGAGTAACCAAGGATCTGGACCATGTAGCGGATAGCTACTGCAGCAACCGTCGCGTCGATAGAGATTGAGACAGTGCCCCCGTCCATCACTCGGATGCAGATAGCCTCCTGAGATACCGCTACTGCGATCGCTGCTACTGCGCAGGTGATGTAGTTACCGACGACCGCTACGTCAACCTCTGGGGTGATTGCAACGACCGCAGAGGCAAGACGTATCCCCGCTACGACAAGCCCTACCGCTGGAGTGATTGCCACAACCCCAGAGCGCAGAGAAATTGCAGCCGAGGCAACCGCTGTAGCTACAGAGATGTCGGTATGCCCGTCTCGAATGATCCCCGCGATTGCTGCCAGGCTAACCGCTGCCGTGATGTCTACCTCTCCAATTGATAGACGACTCCCGATCGCTACTAAGTCAGCACCGGGCCCGATGTCTACCGCCGCCGATGCAATACGATTCGCTGCACTGACAAGCTCTACCGCAGGCCCGATCGCTGCCGACGCGCTACCCCAAAGGAAATTGGCAATCGATTCGACGTCTACTTCAGGAGTGAGAGAGACGACGCCTGACGATTCCAATACCGCTGCGGCTGCTAAAGCCACCTCGGGAGTGATGCCAACGACCCCTCTTCTGATTGCATTCGCTACTGCTGCTAGGCTTACCGCTGCGCTGATATCTACTCCAGTACCAGCAATCCTGTTCCCGATCGCTGTTAGATCTGCCGTTACCCCGATGGCTGCCGCCGCTAGGGTAATGTAGTTTGCTGCGATGGCTAGGTCTACAGCGGGGGTCAACGCTATAGCAGCATCACGGATCACGCCGGCAGTCAATGACAATCCCACTGTCGGTGTGATATTGACAGTAGCTAAGGAGAACCTGTCTCCCGTTAAGGCTAACACAAGAGATATCCCTATCGGACAGGCTCCGCTTGCTATCCTGTTTCCAATTGCTGTTTGACTCATCTCTATTCCAATCGCGGATGCCGCGCTGTTCCACAGGAAGTTGGCAATCACTTCGATACCTAGTGACGGAGTAATAGGGCACGCGCCTATGGCGATCCTGTTCCCTTCAGCCGTTAGGCTTAGAGCAACTCCGATCGGGCACGCTCCAACGGCAATCCTATTTCCTTCAATCGACAGACCGACTGCAGGACCAATCGGACAAGCTCCATCAGCAAGTCTATTTCCTTCGATTGCTATCCCTACTGCAGGATCAATCGGGCACACTCCAAGAGCAACCCTGTTCCCTTCGATTGCTAGACCCACAGCAGGAGCAATCGGACACGCAGCTATGCAGATGTAGTTCCCTACTACCTCGACACCTACCGCAGGAGCAATTGGACACGCTCCAACGGCAATCCTATTTCCTTCAATCGACAGACCGACTGCAGGACCAACCGGACAAGCTCCATCAGCAATCCTATTCCCTTCGATTGCTATCCCTACAGCAGGATCAATCGGGCACACTCCAAGAGCAATCCTGTTCCCTTCGATCGCTAGACCTACAGTAGGCGTAATCGGGCACGCAGCTATGCAGATGTAGTTGCCTACTGCCGCGACACCTACCGCAGGAGCAATTAGACACGCGCCCCCCGCAATCCTGTTCCCTTCGATTGCTATCCCTACAGCAGGATCAATCGGGCACGCTCCAAGAGCAACCCTGTTCCCTTCGATTGCTAGACCCACAGTAGGAGTAATCGGACAAGCAGCTATGCAGATGTAGTTCCCTACTGCCGCGATATCCACCGCAGGACCAACTGGGCAGGCAGCTATGCAGATGTAGTTCCCTTTTGCCGCAACACCTACCGCAGGAGAAACAGGGCACGCAGCTATGCAAATGTAGTTACCTATTGACTCAACTCCTACCGCAGGAGAAACAGGGCACGCAGCTATGCAAATGTAGTTACCTATTGACTCAACTCCTACCGCAGGAGAAACAGGGCACGCAGCTATGCAGATGTAGTTGCCAACCGACTCGACACCCACCGCAGGGGTGATAGCCACTACCCCTGAATGAGTTTGCCCTGTCGTGAAACTAACCGCCGCGCCGTAGCTTGTGCCCTCAGAGTTCGTCGCATAGGAGCGCACGTAGAAGGCAGTCGCTTCCGTGAGCCCGGCCTTCGCTTGATCGAATGCGCCCTCTGTACCTACACCAAGTTCAGAAGAGCCATCAGCCCCAGCGATGTTGACAGGATCAGAGCCAGCCTTCCAGCAGAAGCCATGCTGTGTGATCGACCCGCCGCCGTCGTCGGTGATGTTGCCGTTGAGCGTGCCGCCGCCTGGGACAAGGGTATCCACTGCCTGTGTGGTGACGGTGGGTGCATCGATTTCCGTGTAATCCACCTCGACGTAGACTTGGGTGCAATATGCGTTATCATCATCTGGAAACCCCTTAAGACTTACTCCTATTTGCAGAGCATCTATATCAGCCCAAGCCCAAGCCTCAGAATCATCGGGGTTCAACGCCCATTCCTCCGAGTGAGTATTCCAAGCAAAAGTTGACTTCTCAGCACCGTCGCTGACAGTAGACCCAGCCTTGATAGATGCTTTAGCATAAGAGGCGGAAAGATAACAGCGAAAGAAGACTGTTATCTTATTTATCGTCCCGCTTCCTGATGATGCAGGTAGATTGTATAGGTCTCTTTGATAACTGCCCGTCACACTTCCTAAATAGGTGGTGAAATCATCAGCGACTGCTTCATCTACCTTATCCCAGTGCGCTGTCGAGGCTGGGGATTGAGTGGTGATTGCTGTCTCATCTCCAGCCGCATTCGGCCTAAGCGTCTCGGGCTCCAACTCCGCATACCCAAGCTCGTAGAAATCAATATAAGTACTCGCGATCTTACCTTCGACCAGGCGATCGCCATCACATTCGACAATCCATGACATCCAAGAAGCTGAGTTTATATTAAAACCATAAGGGTCGTCAGCCTCACCATTTTTCCTTATCGCAGCGCGCAGAGCACCTGAGATCGAATTTTGTGAGTAGAAGCCACTTAATGCACCCGAGGGTAACGCAGTTAAGTCTATCCAAGAGCCTGTACTCCCGAGGGATCGATCAGTAGCGTTGGTGTGCATCGTTACAGCAGAGCCAGCATAATACCCTGATACATAGCAATCGCAGTATGTTGACTCAATTTTTTGCTCAAATATCTGTGCCGCATCCAAGCCGACAATGTGCCCTCTTGACCCGCTGTATACAATATCCGCTGTGGCGTACCGATCATCAGAAGATCCGTTCTTTCTAACAAACAATTTAGAGATCCCAGTGGGAGCTCTCAACAAAGACAGAAGGCACATTTTTGCATCAGGGCAATCGGACGAAACATCGGTGTCAACATAAAAGTCGGTTGTCGACGTCGAGTAATCCTTCATGTTTGTAAACATAACAACAGGACTCATCAAGGAGCCAAGCATTGTAACATCAGCATCTGCTGCAACCTGTAATTTGATCTCGACAATTCCGTTTGCGTCAACGCCCTTGTATACAAGGCAGTGAGAGCCTTTCGCCAGGAGTTGATAGCCCGCAGTATCCGTAGATCCGTTGCATCGAATGTCATACAATTTAGAGCTTAATAAGTTGGTGGCTTCAATATGAATCCATGCGCCAACTGCAGATGTTTCAAGTCCGTAACTATCCAGGTCAACATCAACATAGCTTCCAGACGATCCCGGCGTACAAACTGATGGAGTTGCACGAACAAACGCTGCGGGCATTCTATCCCTTCACCACTTTCAACAGCTTTAATCCGAGGACAACTCTTTCTTCGTTAATACTGCTCATCACGCTAATCACATTCTGCTCATGCTCGGCTATGACTTCTTCTTGCGACAACTCAACCATCACGCCGTCAGAAACAGCCCAATCCTGGTACTCGTGCTCAGACAGATCCTTAATAGACCTTGCCCTTGGGAATGGGCCAATGTCTATGTCTCCACGCTTCGCCTGCAATCCTCTTTCGCGTATAGCTGTCAGCCGGTCAAATCGCGGAACGCCGACCATGCTTCCAGCGGCGACCTCTTTTGCTAGAACAAGATCGACGCCTTCCAGCTCTGTCCCAGCTTCGTACTTCGCCTTCAACAATCCATAGCGATTCCGAATGAACGTCTCTTCAGTTGCCTTATCGGCATGGAGATGTCCGCACGATCCCTTGCCCATCAGGCCAGCAGGGTGTGTCAATAGAAGCTCTACGGGATTGCTTTTCTCGATAGCGTTTACAATTTGGGCGTCAATCTCATGCGCCCTACGTTTCGATTCTCTCGCAGTTAATTGTTCTGGAGTCAGCTCGCTATCCTTTGTCGCTCTGATTACTCGCATGTCATCCTCCTACGCGTGCTCATATAGGGCATGTCTCTCCCTTAGATAAGGACGGAGGGGCTATTCGCCCCCCCCCTCCGGCTCCTTCTTCGTGAACGCTTTGATAGCCTCGATTAACACCTGTCGTTCTTCTGGGTCGATGTCAGGGTCGTTGATCGCCTTCATCGCCTGAGCGATTCGAGATATGAATTCCCCTGCGTTCTCCCCAGTGACGATGATTGTCAATCCCTCTAGTTCTTTCGGCGTGGCGTACTGATCTACGGTGAGGTCCATGTTGACCGCTGCACCAGCAACGGTGTTCGCTTTCGCTTGGATACCAGCACCAATAATCAGATGCGCCGAAGCCTCTACGATCCGATGAACTACCTTGCCCTGTGTATCGATCATCGGATCTCCTTATTCAGTGCCAGCAGCAAACGTGATCGTGATATTGCCGGTGACAAACTTGATCTGGTCGCCGTCTTCGATGAGCTTCGACGTTGTGAGCGGTCCCCACGCGAACAGTGCTGCCTGCCACGTAGCTGATAGAGCGAAAGCAAGGTGAGTAACAGTACCCCAGTCGCCACCACTTGCTGCTGGGAACGTCAGATCTGATGTGTTGGCGATTGCTCTCGCCGTTGCGTCAGACACAAACGCCGTGACTGTTCTCGCGTAGGCTGCCGCGTTCGCCACTTCATTCGTAACTGTCCCTGCGTCTGCCGGTGACACAGTGAAGAGTGCCCCGTAATTCGTTGCGGTCTTAAACTTCGCAGTCAAGATCGCATTTGCTTCTACCGTACAAAAACTGCCTGCCATGATTGTTCAACTCCTTATGGTACCTCGATCATGAAGGTCAAGGTGGGATTTGTAATAGCTGCTATTCCGTTATTCGTCAAGGTAATCTGCACGGGTGTTGAGATAGTCCCAACGTTCGAGAGATCAACTACTTCGGGTGATCCCGTGACGTTCTCACTGACTTCCGTTTCTGCTGTCGCATATCCGAAAGGATCGAACGCGACAAGGACCAATCTGAAGTAACCGAGCGTGTTCCCCGCCTCGCGGGACATCTCCATTTTCCCTGAGTATCTAACCGTGTAGGTCCTATCCGTCTCATCCGCAAAGTAGAAAGCGAGATCGTCAGGATCTCCGTTCATATCAACGAGGAACGCAGCCAGCGTTTGCCTGAACTCTGCTACCTCCTCGGGGGTGCTACAGTCAACCGCACAGCAGTCAAACTCGAAGATTCGCTCACGTAGCTTTGCACCGTAATCAAACTTGCCGTGCTTCTCCGCTATGCGCTCGGTCACATCCCACGTTCTAGGAAGGATTGACCTCTTGCGTTGCTTGATTACCTGAAAACCTAGAGCTGCGTTGCTCGATCCTCCGAGATAGAAAGTCGTTGTCGCGTTCATTAGGTTGCTCCTGCCCAGCCAAGACCACGGCGGGTTTGTTCAAAGCTATCCTCTATGCCTTCGACCAGCTTATCGATGTCACTGTCGTCTCTGATGGTCGGATTCTCTATGATGATCTGTATGTGGGTATCGCCCATGCTCGGGGATACACCACCGCCTGAGCCGCTCACACCGCCCATCTGAGGATAAGTAGTGTCACTAAGCTGCACACTTGATCCTCCAGCCAAGCCAGGGATACCCGTTGCACCAAGAGGCTCACGAGAGAACCCGGATGCTGAGGCGATCGCTCGGCCGATAGCTGAGAGATATCTGGGAGTCAACGGAATGACGCCTTCAGAGACACCGGCTTCACCGACCACACCATAAGTCGGGGATGTTGCAATCCCACCTTTGGCGAAGCCCGCGATCGCAAGGGTGGCAGCTCCAGCGAAAGCCGCCAAGGATTGCAGCGTGTAAACTCCCGCAGCCGCCCACGTTAGAGGATTGATCAACGCAACAGCAGCGAGTACCGCGTACTTTGCCCCTTGAAGTGTTAGTTCATTACGGACAGCAGTCATGAGGTTCCTACCCATCTCTTTCAGGATTTCCCAGATTGTTTGCTTGGAATCCTCATAGGCTTTGTTTTCTGCAGCGATCGCGTCAAGCCGTACTTGATCGAGGATACCTACGTCTGTGTTGTACTGCTGTTGAATCCTGAGCTTCTCTGCTGCGTACTCATCCCGCGTCATTGTCCCAGCGGAGAGACTCTTATTGAGGTCAGCGAGATCGGTTAGCCGTTGCTGTGACAGATCAGCGTAAGTAGCCTTGTGATCTGCCGTGATGCCTGAGAGCGTTTCCGTATGGCTCTTCTTCAGATCTCGATTCGACCTCACCATTGCTGAGACTGAGTTGAGGAAAGAATTCATCGATGAAGCAACCCCGGAAGCCAGCGCAGCCCATGAGCCGGTCACGCTGTCACGGACCTCGATAGCTGAATCCCTCATCGCTTCTTGCTCTGTTGTCAGATCTCCAGTTACCTCGGCTAGGGATATAAGCGTTGCCTCTGCTTCAGGAAGGTCTTCCGTGAATCCTCGATAAGCCTCACGAATCTTGCTAGCTACAGACGTGATAGGACCTTCTATGTCTAGGAACGCTTTTTCAACAGAGGCGAATGAAGTCCTCTGAGCATCTCTCCATTGCTCCAGCGCCTGCTTGAACGCATCGAAAGCGGCGACACCCTCTCCCGCCTTAGCTATCATCAAGTCAAACAGTGATGTTGCACCGTCAGAGGCAGCTATTTTATCGATCTCTGCTACGGTCAATTTGAGTGCTTCAGGAATATCCTCACCATAAGCTGCGATCACTTGCCCCGCGAGGTCGTTGAAGACAGCAATCGCTTCTTCGAGCGTTGGTGATTGCAAAGCGATTCGGTACGCATTCTCAAGGTCGTCAGCAATCGCATTCACTTCACCGCGTGATAGCTTGCCTTGTTTTTCTAGCTCGTTTAGTTGGTCAGTGAGATCCATCAACGCATCTGTCAGTTTGAGAGCCTCATCCCATCCAACCTTGAAGACATCTCCAAGAGTTGCCGAGGGGCCAGCTACCGTTGCTTCTTGCTCCTCGCGTAGCAATTTGGTTTGTTCTCTGAGTTCAGCTAGTGCTAGGGCTGCTCCCTCACTCGCTTCGGCATAGTCAGTTGTCATCTGTTCTATCTCTGCCATTGCTTTTCTGTGTGCCTCAGCAGCAGCCTTTGCTTGCTCGTGCTTGAGAATGAGAGCGGAGATCCCAACAACGAGCAAAGCGATCGCGGCTGCAACTGGATTCGTGATCGCGTAGATGGCGATCAGTCCCAGAGCGACTACAGCAAGGACCTTCTTGATGGCGGATCGGTTGGTAATGAGCCACTGAAGCCCATCGAGTAATCCCTTGAACATCTTGATAAGCCCCGTCTCGATCCTAGCTTGATTCGCTTCCAACCATCCAAGAAATTGAGAGAGCCCACCCTGCAACTCTTCACCGATGTTGATCTGTACCGTTTGCCACCACGCTGCGAGTTGGTCAAGCCGGAACTGGATCCCGGCAGTCATCTCCGCGAAAGCAATCTCAGTTGCTTCTGCCGTCTCGGACATCTCCCCGAGCTTTACCCGGAAGGAATCGAGGTTCGATCCTCCGAGGTTGAGTGCTGCCATTCCACCTTCGACGGACGAGAACATGTCCATCAGGGATATGCTGTTTGCGTCAGTATATTCCTGCAGCAGTTCAAGAACGTCTGAGAGATCGTTCCCTTCGTCCATGAAGTCTTGGAACGTCTGTCCGGACAGCTCCTCGAAGATCTCGGCAAGCTCGCCACCTGACCTCGACAGCTCGACAAGCATCTGTCTGAGCTGCGTTGCTGCGACACGAGTAGGCACACCCTTCGCTGTGATCTCGGCCATAGCCGCCGCTACTTGCTGGAAGCTCACGCCTGTTGCCGCTGCGACCGGCGTCACCTGGAAGAGGTATCTTGAGAGTTGCGCAAAGGTCGTCTTACCCAGCCGTACCGCCGTGAACATAATGTCAGATGCTTCAGTCGCAGAGAGGACCTCGGCACCGTAGGCATTGACCACGGACGACAGAGCATCGACTGAAGTCTCAAGGTCGGTTACTCCAGCCTTCGCCGCCTTCCCCGCAATCTCCATGAAGTCAAAGACGTTATCCGGAGGTACACCGGCTGAGATGGCTTGATAGAGTGCTGGTATGGTTTCATTCGGGAGCACACCGATTGCCCGAGAGATCTCCTTGACATCGGCGGTCATCTGCTCTTTGGCTTTCTCGGACAGCCCAGGCATGAGAGTGAAGACTTCCCTCATACCCGTATCCATCTTGGCAAAGTTCTTGAGTGACGTTGCTCCGAGAGCCGCAACCGCGCCTGCTGCTACCACAGCCCCGCGCTTGATCCACTTCCCTACGTTATCTCCAAGCTTCTGGAAATTGGCACCCATGCTAACGGATGTCTTTTTCCCTGCTGTCTCAATAGCTCGGATGTCATTGACTGCCTGACTTTTGTTCACCGAGACTTTTGCGAATAGCTCGAAGACGTTCACGTAGTTCCTCCGGTTCGTTCCCTTTTCGCTTCTTCGTCTCTACGTATTCTCTCATCTCAAGTCGTGCCTTCTGCTGCTTCTTCGCTGCGAGGTATCCGGCGATCGCTTTGTCCGCGATTCGCTCTGCCTCTGCCTTGAGCCTCTCTACGTCATCCTGAGCAACCGGCACGACTTCAACCGACTTCTCACCTAGTCCGTGCTTCTGCAAGAAAGCACCCCACGTCAACCCTTTGCCTGCACCAAGAAGGAAAGCGGTATATGCCGCTGCCTCTAACTGCTGTCGCTCTTGTCGGTAGGCTCGCTTTGATTCGGCTTCTGAGATTTCCCTGAGCCTGGCATATGGGATTGCGCAGGTTTGTTCGTCCGTCCACCCGGTTGGTCTTTGGATTTCCCAGAGTTGTTCCGCCAAAGACTGACCACCGCTTTGCTCGCGTGGACGGATCGCTTGAAAAAAACTGGGAAGTCATTGATCCCTGCTAGCTTCTCTACCACTAAAGGCAGATCTATCAATGGCAGGATATACGGGTCTTGTGCTTCCTCAACCGTCAGGGCTTGACCATCCGGCTTAATTAGCATCGAGGCGAGCCATCCGGTGACAGCATCCTCAGCTTCGGGGATACCGGAAGCAAGAGAGAACAACATCGCAACGACATTGATCTTGTGGTCAATCTCCGGCTCGCCTTTACTGTCAAGAACAGCCTTGCCGTCTTCGCCTAACACAGCAACGGGCTCGTAGAAGTCCTCGACGTTGTGCCCTGCGTGAATCTGAATCGCTGCCAGGATTCGAGGAACTGTGAAGCAGTCACGTAACCCAGGCTTGCGAATCGTGTACCTAGTCTCTTCAATGGTAATCGTTGGTCTCTCCCTCAGGATCTCCTCAGACATGGAAGAGCACCTCCTTTCGCCGCTACCCTGAAAACTAGGTAGCAGGCATCCAAATTTCAAACGGGGCGTTCGCTAGAGCCAACGAAGCTGCAGCATAGTGTCCCTCAAATACAAGCTGGTTAATTGCTTCATCTCGTGGAGCAGTGGTGAGCGTCAGTCCTCCAACTGACAGCCCATTCTTGACGATGAAGAAAGCGGGGTTCGTGAGAGTTAGATTCGATACCTCAGTAGCTAAAGCGACGTCGTGATAGTCACTCGCGTCGAGATGGGCAAGTGTGATGATATCGAAGTTGTCGCCAGTAGCAGACGAATCATACCGATACGTTGCCGTCACGAGATCTGTATCAGCGATAACCGCACCTACCCGCGTGACCACCTGAGTGACTGCACCAACGCTGTAGTTTGTGTTCAACACGGCAAGAGTGGGGATTCCCAAACCAACATCCGTGTAGTAGATCTCCAGCGTATCCGCGTCGATGGTTATCGCACCGCCTGGCGCAATCGCGCCGTCCAGCTCCAAGCCGGTTCCCAGGTACTCGCCATGAACCCACGTGTACGAAGTGTCGGCCGAGGCTGTTCCTGCGATAGCTGCCAGGATGTTGTCAACCGTCATCATCTCAAGAAGGTTGACCGTCAGGCGTGTGACTAGACCTGAGATCCTGCGCAGTCCTACGACCGGCCCGTATGATCCGTCAGCCTCGATTATCTTGAAGTCGGGAAGAGCCTCAAAAATTGAACCTCCACGGGTTGCACCGAGAGTTCTTTCCGACCCTCCCCCTGCACCGTCTTCAAAGTCGAAGAAGGATTTCCCCGCACCCGTCTCATACCGATCGCCGGTATCAGCGGTAATTCCTGTTTGTAGTGCCAAGATTTATCACCTCTCTAGCACTGCTTGTACTTCGCCTTTTGCGAACAGAGACACCTGCCAGATGATCGAATGTTGCCAGCGCAGCGGGTCGCTAATAGATCCATCCGCTTGACTCTTAGGTATAGGCCCTGAGCCAAGCGGCCATATCCTACACGCTGAGAACTCGCCATCCGGAGGGCTCAATCGCGCCTCAATAAATAGCTCTTTGAGTCTCTTCACTACCTGCAAAAGCAGCCCTGCATTATCCGCGTAGTCGTTGATCGTTTGAATGTATCGCCCGGAGAGATTCGGCCACGTATCGTAATCGAGGTCAACCTCGTGAGCGATAAAGAATTCCTTCGGCTCTTCGTCCTCCCCTGGATCTGCGAACGCCTCGATGTAGTGGATCCGTTTTGAGAGCAAGGTAGCCGACAGAGAGACAAGCGTCTGTAGGTCAGTGTCAGATGCCAGCTTCGACTTTGTAGCAGAGATAAAAGCCTGGCTCACTTCTACTGCTGCCACTAAAACCACCTCTCAGAAAGCTCGCGAAGGATTGCCGGTTTCGCGTCCTTCATTCCAGGTACAAGCCACGGTCTCCGGCCAGCTCCAGGTTTTAATTCAAGAGCGATCCCATAGCCGAGCTTTACGCCACCTTTCGATCGAGCGGGGATACCTATCCACGCGGAGAATGATTCACGCTCTGAGCGGGTAGCGAACTGCACCGCCCCTGCTAATACACCTGTTGGCTTGGCTGGGCGTTCATTGGGTGCTGAGGCTCTGTAAGAGGCCGTCTTGGTGAATCGCTTCGCATACCAGATTCCAGTACGAGGACCTGAGAAAGACTCGACGATGACATTCCGTGCGATGATCGCCACGGCAGACGCCTTCTTCTTGCCCATCTTGTTGAACGTACTCAGGACAGTAGGAACGTTAGTCTTGAAGGTTGCGCCTCCTCGATCACTCACGCTGCTTCCACCTTCCTCGTATCTTTCGCGATCACGGTCGTGTCTCTTAAATAGCCATCCGGATTCACTGCTGGGCTGATAGGGACAAGGATCTCATTCGAACGATCAACAAGCACTAGCTGGTAATTCCTTGTCTTGATCGACGGTGTATCCCTGAACCTAACCCGGTATGCCACATCGCTAAGGTCAACCTTGTTCGCTGCTTTCAGTTCGGCCGTGAGCATGGTGACAACAGCCCAGAAGGTTCCCGTTGTGGCCATCGTAGGGTTTGGCCCCACGTCGCCCATCGTTCCGCCTGTGCTGTCTGCCATGATCTTGACTTTCTCCCATCGCATTAGACGATCTCCAAGAGGTGCCCGACGTAAGGCTCAAGTAGCGTTTCGTCCGGGCCATCTCCCCAGTTGACTGAGGTGATTCCCATCTCGGCACGCTCTGATTTCCGTCCGTCTCTGTTCTCGAATTTCCAGGCGACGAATTGCCAACACCACACAAGCACTTCATCAGGGATATCTAGGGCAACTCGCGTAAGAGAAACACGTAGTTGATCCTCCTCGCTGCTCGTTGCTGTGATAGGCTGCTCGTTGGGGTAGCGATGCTTGAGAGTGACGACCCCAAGTGCACTTGTGCCAATGACAGTCTCTATGCCGATGGCCCCGTAGGTACCGCCGACGATTGCGTTATTGACTAAAGCGAGAAGGGCAACGGCATCCTCGGTATCTGATACCCCTACCTTGAACTCACGTTCTGTCTCATCGTCAACAGCAGCAGCGGTGAAGATCGCGCCGTCAATACACAGAGTTTCCCCTGCTTGAACACTAGCCAGCGTGACCTTCACCTGCTGTTCGGTAAACGGATTGTGGAGGTACTCATCAGCATGTCGACCTGCTGCCTTCATGAAACGTGTAAGAACAGTATCGTGGGTAGTGCTGGAAACGTGACAGTATTGTTTCAGCTCCACCTCGTATGTAGACCAGACAAGTACTGTTTCGACAGGGCCAACGCCCATGAGATCCTCCTAGCGGTTCTGACTTGGGCCAGTAGCTCTATTCGAGTCAGGCCCCTTCCGCGTCTTTGCTAATTTCTTCTTATCCGCCATTAGGGCGTCCCTGCTAGAGTCTTCTTCGCAGCCTTGACCTTGATCTGGCCACGCTCTACCGCTGGGGCGATGTCATGACGATCCATGTCGATCGTTTCCCCTTTCTGGTAGGTGTGCCCGTGATACACGTAGCTGGAGGTCAAGACCCTAATCTCTTCCGTTCCTTTTGACATTCAACACCTCCTATGTGCTGAAAGTGAAGACCTATCCTAGGACGGAGGAAGGACGTACCAGACGGTTGCTCTCGCTACCCCCGCCGTGGCGGCTCCACCTGTCTGCGTGTACTTGAGATACACGTCCGTGTCGACGACGACTTGCTCAGGCTTGTCACCAACGTAAACCCCGGATACCAGTGTCTCAAGAACATCGTCAGCGTCGACATAGTGATCGGGATCGGTTGACGTTCCTACCAGCAAGACGTTCGTCGTACCTGCATCGAATGCTGTCGTGATAGCTACGCTTACATGCGACACAACTGCACCCTTGGGAATCGTCCCAATCTGCGCAGTGAAAGGTGTCGTCACGCTGAACGCGATAGTTCGGGTAATCGCATTTGCGGGCGTGATAGGCACATTGTACGTGCCTGCATTGAAGCGGATCTCGTTCCCCATTGTAGGGTCGTACCCTTCAAAGATGTTGGTCCCTTGGTAGTAATCCGCTATCGCGAAAGACGCAGCCAGGATAAGAACGACACCCAGCAGGACTAGCGCATTGAACTTCATTTGCTTATTCAATTGGACCTCCTTTGGTTGGTCCTTGGTCTAGCTGGTTGCCTATTCGAGGACGTATGTGATGATGAAGTCAACGCCGGTTGCGGTGTCAGCATCCCCGCCCGTCTTGCCTACCGTGATCGCTGTGGTCACATCCATCTCGATCCATGAAGCTCCGTCCGCAATGACCGCACACCCAACCGCAACGAGCATCGACAAAGGAGCGGACTGAGTGAGACTCGCTTGAGCATACGCAGCGATCTTGACACCACCGGCTGACTGGGTTCCCAGAAGATCGACAGTCGTTGTCGTGCCTACAGCACCGCCGTAGGCAATCGCCACGCAGTTGATTACACGATAGGACAATCCGGTGACCGCAGCCAGGATTTCATGACCTGCATTGATCTCCGCAACTGTTACACGATGACGGTGGCTTAGGACCACTGAGTTGTTCCCCGAGGCGAGAGCCACCTGAGCAGTTGCGCTCGGAGTGATCGTCGCGTAGGTATCAAGATCCGCGTCATAAGCCTGCGCGTCAACACCAATTTCGACTGACAGATCTTGCGTCATCGTCAGGAAAGTAGTCGATTCAACAAGCGTCTGCGCGTTAGCTGTTGGTGTGAGTGTTGCCCAGGTATCAAGGTCTGCATCCCAAGCCTGGGTATCGGTTCCAATCGTTAGCGTCAACGCCGTGACCATTGCCGCGTAGTCAGCTACAGCAAGGAAGGTCTGCATATTCGCAGCGGGTGTGATCCCTGCGAAGGTGTCGAGGTCCGCGTCCCATGCCTGCGTGTTAGTCCCGATCGTCAGGCTTAGAGCTACATTGACCGCTGCGAAGTCTGCTGCATTGAGAATCGTCTTGACGTTCGCTGTCGGTGTGAAGGTAGCCAGGTAGTCGAGATCGGCATCCCACGCTTGAACATCTGCACCAATTACCAAACCGGCAACCGTCCCTGTGAGTGTGCCTACCTGCAAGGTTTCGATGTACTGAGGTGCTGCGTAAGCGCCAAACGAAAAGGCAACAAGCGTAAGCATCGTCGCCAAGATGAATAATTTTCTCTTCATTCGGTCCTCCTTGTACTGACCGATTGTTTCAACTCCCAGACTACGGGAGATCCATGATGCGGAGAGCGTCAGCGATCTTGATCTCGCCACCTGTTCGGCGGGTAGCCAAGAATCCGATCAGGCCAGCCAGCCGGCGAAGCTCCGAGAACTTCGTCAGGGTTGTGCCCAGTCGATCGAGGATCCGATAGCCGCGCTTGAAGTCGCCAAAGATTGCGACGTCATTCCCGCTCGAACCATCCCACTCATCGAGGTCATCCTGCGTAAACTGGGGATAGCCTCTGAGCCTGTTCGGTACACCTGCTTGAACGGAAGGTTGCCACATGAATGAGCCTGTACCTGCACCACCACCACCATCGCCACGAAGAAGCATAACTGCAAGCTCTGTCGCTGACGTGATGACAAGTTGCCCGTTTTTCCGGTACTGCTTGGGCACCTGATAGAACAGCCGTAGGAAGTCTTCGATGGTCACCGTACCTGCTGCTGCTGCGTGATGCCGAGTGATGGTAGTTCCTCTACTCAAGCCACCGAACTCTTTGAGTGCATGGCCTGTCCCTGCCCATACTTGCGTATCCTCAAGCTCGGCAAATCCGAACGTATAGTCTTCGCTCATGGCCGAAATGAGGTTTGTGTCCGAGTCCATCAGTTCGTCGACACCGAACTCGGAGTATCCATTCATGTCCTCGACGTACTGCCATTCCTCGGTCAGAACCATGTCGCTGGCGTTGGGGGCGTCACCCAGTTCGAGATTCCCCATACCGACAGTGACTCGCGTTCTGCTTCGCTTGCGCATCCGGTTCGATTTCGTTTTCTTGACATCTACCAACGAGCGGAAGAGGGTCAAGCCGTTGATCGCAACCAGCCATTCTTTGTCGAGCTCTTCGGGCACAGCGATCTCGCCTACAGAATCTTCAACGAGGGCACGCTGTTCCTTGGGGATCGAGGCAAGCACTTCTGCGTTCCCACTGTGAACGCGCAGCGTGTTCGCGAAGAGTGATTGCTTGGCTCGTTGTTCGTCCGTGATTTCCCCAGTAGGGATTGGAGGACGATTCAGCCGTAAGAGAAGCTCTTGCTGTTCCTCACGGACCTTCTTGATTTCCTCAGCAAGCCCGGTCGTTCGTGCTTCGATGATCGTTGAAGCCTGCGCCTCAACCTTGTCACCTAGCGTAGAGTCGAAGTCGTCGAGCTTTGTTCTCATCAGAGTAACAAGCCCGGTCAGTTCCTTGGTCGCTTCTGCATGTTCCTTCTGCATCTGCGCTACGGAAGTTTGCTCATTTCCTTCATTATCATTTGCCACTTGGAATACCTCCTATGTCTTATTGAGTATCGAGCGTAGCTCTGCAGTCACCTTCGAGTGCGTTTGCGGATCGAAGATGCGTCTTAATTGCGAGTCTCCTAGCAGAGTGGACGGGTCCGGGTCTGCGTCGAAGAGTGCAGTGAACGTGTTGAGCCTTTTGATTAAGTTGCGTACTTGTTCTGAGCTTTTGATGACGAGGATCCCGAGGTCGTTGGCCTCTTCCTGTTCTCCATCGAGCGCCGATCGCGTTGTTTCAATCATCTTCCTGATATCTGAAGCAGAGCCACCACGAAGCGCCATCTGAAGAACGCCGATCTGTGACCGGACATCATCGATGTTCGCCTCGGGATTGGCTGCGAAGTTCCGCATCAGGATAGCTACCTCGTAAGACTTGATTTCGGTATAGTGCCAGATCCCATCAGAGTCTTTCTTCTGTTGGATGACGTCGAAGCCGTGCGACATCTGGGAGTAATACCCCGCCGCTAGATTCTCTCCAGAAGGATCGGGCAACCCTGCATAAACCTCGGCTGCGTCCTTCGAGTACTCAATGTTCAGAGATCCATGAACAAGCAAACCAGTATTGTCTTCCGCGCACCGTGCGAGCCCGATACCCATCCACGGCATGTGGAAGAACGTGATGGGGAGCTCACCTTTCTGAGCCTTGAGCGTCCTCTTGAATGCGCCTTCGTCGATGATCGTATTGTACGAATCCTTATTCCCGAAGACGGAAGCATGACCAGTGAAGTCTCCTTCTCTGCCTTCGGCTCTTAACTCGCGAACCTCTAGAGGCACTGCGAGATACTTCATAAGCCACCTCCGTTAAGTTGTTCTGCATCAGGCCCCGTTTCGTAGAGTTCCTGACAGTTACAATTCACCGTCTCTTCTGCCGAACCGCTGGGATCGCCCGGATACATGAGCCCGTTCGGGTACGTTGCATTAATTGCGTAGATCGTCCCATCATCTAGTGCCGCGTGTGAGTCGCGCATATCTCCTGACCGCGCAGAGATCCATCGCTTACCCGTCACTACACCTGTTTGAATCGCGGCCTCATGAGAAGCGAATCCACTTGCTCCATGAATCTCTGTCCTTGCGATCGTCATCGAGCGGCTCTTGTCGAATGGGAGCTCAGGATCCTTTCCACCGAATCTCTCGTAGAGCCCTTGGAGTTGACGCGCTGTATCTACCGCGCTTGCACCTTCGAGAGCTGCCTTGTCCACTACACGCTTCACTCGAGAGATCGTCTTTGCTTGGATCTTGTCAACCTGTTCCGCTACCTGGCCTTCGACAAAGGAAGTGATCGCGCCGGTATAGGCGTCGAATCTAAGACTAGCTCTCTCGGTATTTCCGAGGATCTCTGCTTCTACGTCTTTCCCTATCCGATCGATGGTTACTCGCCAGGAAGCTGTGAGAACGATTCTCCATGCCTCTGCTTCACCACGGATAAGCGCCTCGTAGTTGGTGTTGCCTGCCTTCCAGTGGTTTTCTATCAGCTTCCCTTCTTCGAGGAAGCGTTTGGATACGTTCTTGCCCATCGCTCCTGCGTAGGCTTGCTGCACACGATCGCGCAGAATCCACCGGGCGTCGATTGAGCTTTCGTCGGCGTTGATAGCTCTGCTCTGGATTGACCTGCCTTGAGATGTGTTATTCAAAGGCAGCATTCCCGCTTGCATGAATCCGGTATCAGGGCATGCCCATGACGGCAACCCAAGGTCAAGGGCGACGTTGATCGCCCGAATGTTGATTCCCATTTCCAGATAATACTTTGCGATTCGAGCATTCTGCCGACGCATCTCTACCACTGGGGGGGATTGAGAAAGGTCGTGTACGAAAACAACGTCATCGCCAAAGAGAGGAGCGAGCTGTAGGTTGATAGCCGCAAGCGCCGACTTAGCATTTGGGAGCGTCTCATTAGTCCACAAGAACACTTCGGCCATCTGCTGGTTTTCAAAGGTAGCATCAGCCACTCCGAGCAGAACAGGGTGAACGCCAAGCCCAAGGGCAAGCTTTCTATCTGTCAGCTTGATCGATTCAGTGAAGTCCATCTCTGCAGGTGTGCCCATGAGCGACTGGAAGTAGACACGGGTGCGCGCCAGTAGCATCTTTCTGAAGTTCTTCGGCCCTCTCTTCGTCTTCACAATCTGAGTCTTGATTTCCTCAGATTGCTTCGGTGAGAGATCGCCCGAGATGATCCCCGAAGGTAAGACAGCATTATCGAATGAGAACTTCTGTGCATCCTGAATCGAGTCAGCTACATCTGCTCTCCTCTGCGTTGGCTGTAGTGTGGCTATCCCCGTGTGTTCGTTGATGGGATCGTACTGGACGATATGGACAATCTCCTCAGATTTATATACTTGCGCATCCATACCGAAGCCAGGTTTGTAGACGTACTCAAGCTCAGTCTCATTGACAGGCCGAGGTCTTACAAGATCGGGACGAAGCGGCCAGATTTCAATCAGCCCGGCTTTCGCGTTGACGTTGTTGATCTTCCAGATGATTGCGCCTTTGAGGTCACGAGCGAATGACAGCCGGTACATGATGTCTCGCCAGCTTAGGCGGGGGTTCGGCTTTCGAGCGAACTTCACAGCACCATGCGTTGCAGGCAAATCTGTGAGTGTCCCATCAGGGAGAAGTCTTTTCGCTTGAATGGGGATTGAGGATTCTGCGTTCGCCCGGATTCGCAGACAGCGAGCAATGAGTTCGTTCTTTCTGAAATACTTGCGGACTGCTTTCTCATAGTCCCAGTCCGACCAGAGCGATTGACCGATAGCAGTCTGACCCCAGAACGGAGGGACATCACCAGTCAGCCTTTTCGCTATTGCAGTCCAGATAGTGTCTCGAAGCCCACTGCGTACACTGTCTCCCAGGAAGTCTCTAAAGCCCATACGTCAATTCTCCCTAGTCGATCCTCGGAGCCAAAGAGGACTATACACGGGGGAGGATAGAACAGTCAAGAGAAAGAGGGCTGATTGGGACAGCCCTCGATCTCAGGTTCTCACAGAAAAACTGGACGAGCTAGTCTACTACTTCTTGCCTGACGATTGCAACAGCTCTGGATCTATCCCTGTCCCACTGTGGATTTCGTGGTAGTGGAGCAGGCGTCTGATAATCTCGTCATAGCTCGGTTTGTGGTAATCGGAGAACTGTTCACCGACCACCCTGAGCCTTACTGCGGTAGATTTGGAAACCCAGATTGTTGTCTTGCCTTCTCCTGTTCTTGCCATTCTAGTTCCTCCCGCCATCTGGCGATGTTGCTTATCCTCGCGTGTGCACTAGTAGTCAAAGATTGAAGATGCTCAGGGTTAATACAGAGCGAGTACCCGCACTTGTGATGAACGTCTCTTTTCTTGATGTCTTGGTAGTCCAATCCGTTAGCCAGGCAAAAGGCTACCCGGTGTGCGTAGAGGTGTGAGCGTCCGCTACCTCCCCGAATAGCCCAGCGAACACACCCGTATGGATTGCCCCGTACTCCTGGACTCGTCGCGCCTGTCCAGATTCAACAGCCATTCGCCTGCTTCTCAATTCGCCCCCAGAAAGCTATGAGAATTTCCGGTGCGATGAGGTCGATTAGAGGCATTTCCTCCCGTCCTTTGGTTCTGTGACAACCTCATGGCATTCGCGTATAAAAACTTTTCCCGCGAGCGACAATAACCCGATCTGTGATTCCTCTTATAACAGGGCAATCAGCCAGATTAATCTGCCCGCCGTCACGGATGATGCTGCGCTCATCGCGAGTAAGCCCGAATACTCGTCGCGCCCCCAATTTACTGCCCCAGACATTGCAATATCCGGTTGATGTGTACCGTTTGTTGGCGTTCATTTGTCTTGCCTCCTTGGCTACACGACCAGTATACTATAGTTCCTCTATAGAGTCAAGCCAGAGAAAAAGGAGACGCTTCCCAGGCATCTCCTTTTCTCTCCGAGATCGCGCCGTACTTCAAGGAGGTTGTACACGTGTTGGGTCCGAGAGGAGTCGACACGTAGAACTACCATAGCATTTTTAATCGTCCAGGTCAATCCAATCCACGCCACCGCCTGCGCTATCAATCAGCAAGTCAGTTAATCCCCATACTACGCTGTCGATCCTATTGGGGCTCCATTTGCTACGTCGAGGGCCTCTCCCGATCCACTGGCACTGCTCATCTTCGAGGTCGTCAAGGTCGGCGTGTAGGTCGTGATGCACCAAGCCTTGCTTGTACTTGTTCGCAACAGGGTCAGCACGTTGGAACTTGCCACGAGAGGCGTGTACCAGGCACACCTCAACGTCGTCTCCGTCGAGCTTCTGGCCTTCCCACTCTGCCGAGGATACTTGAATGTTTCGCTTGACAAGCATGTACCCGAAGTTCTGTTCTGCAACGATTCTGCGGGTATTGAATTCCAGGCACAGTTCAAGCGCGCGTGTACCCCATTCATCCGGCTCATAGTGATCTGAGGAATCATTGAGAACAACACCGTGACCGTCTACGCGCCTGCCTTGCACAGTGATCCCCGTGAGATCGCTTGATGCTTGGCCACTGCCTGCGGGATCGATTGCGACATTGATGTCTTCGAGTTCGGGGATGATGACAGCTTCGCGGAAAGGATCGATCATCGTCTCGGCAGTCCAGAGCGCGCCCTCGATATCGGCAGTAGGATCTTGCTGATAGAGCGCCCCCCAGAGACGACCGCCTAGCCCTCGTTTGAGTGAAGCGAGAGCCTTCTCATTGAAGCGCCAGGGCCAAAGCGCCTCACCCTTCTTGCGGCCGAGAGGATCGTCCTCTAAGGCCAGCGCAGGCAGGCTTACGACTTTCCACTGTTCACCACCCTTGTCCATCTCTCGAATGAGCCTTCCTGCGAGGTCACCTGAGTGCCAGCGTGTCATTAAAAGAACTATCGCACCACCAGGAGCAAGACGAGTACGAACGGTCGAGCGATACCAGTCCCAGACACGACGCTGGACGATGAGGCTTTCGCCGTCGTCGATGTTCTTTACCGGGTCGTCGATAACGATAAAGTTCCCCCCGCGCCCAGTGAGAGGACCACCGACACCGGCAGCTTGGAGCTTTCCACTCTTGCCGTGTAGATGCCAACGAGCGACGGCGGAAGAATCGCGTGAGATGTCAGGCCATCCGTAGACCTCAGCAGCCCGTAGGTAGTTCGTGCGAGCATCCCTGCTCATGTCGAGAGCAAGGTCCGCACCATAGGAGGCGATGATTGCCTCCATGTCCTGATTGCGACCGAGAAACCACGGAGGAAAGAGACGGCTGATTAATTCTGATTTCCCATGCCTGGGAGGGAAACTTACGATCAAAAGGTACGGCTCATCCTGTTCGCCGGAAGCAACGTGAGCCTCGGCCTCCATCAGTAGAGAGCAAAGCATCTGGAGATGAGCGGCCGTCTGCCATCGCCCTTCTGAGATAGTAATGCAGAATTGTTCTAGATCACGCCTAGCTAATTCAGCTTCAATCCTCTGAGCTTCCTGGGAGACTTGGGACATCATCATCACCGCCTTCAATGTCGATGACATCCTCCAGGGCTCTCATCTCACGCAGGACGGCAATACGTTCTTGCAGCTCTTCCGTGCTCAGTGAGGAGAGGGCATCCTGGCTATCTGCGTTCGCATGGATATGAAGCGATCGCGTGTCTTTCTTATCTGCCTGATCCAGTTCGTTCTTTCCAAGAAAAATCAACATCGTAACGTTGCCTTTCATGGCGATTTCGTACTGTTTTGAGCGTAGGGATCTACGCATCCGAGCCAGCCCTTTTTGATAGGCGTGGTCAATTCCTGGATTTACAGCGCGGTATCTGCGCAAAGTACGAGCAGAGATATCTAGTTCTGCCGCGATATCAGGCCAGCGAAAGCCTGTATGAGCCCAGTCAGAAATCTTGTCCGCAGAAACTTCGATCGGCTTAGGCCCTGGTTTCATCCCTCAGCCCCTCCATGAACTTCGCACCGAGCATGCCTTCAACCACAGACGAATCTACCGGCAACTTCTCAAGATCCCTCTCAAGAGCTTCACCCTCCCCGATCTCCATATTCAGAGACACCACCAAGCCCTGACCACCTGCAAAATCCGGCATAGGCCCACGACCCTCCATGTGTACCCTCCCGTCTGCATCAAGGATCTTCCAGAGCATTGTGAGTCCACCATCTGGGGACGATATGAAGATGCGGAATGGTCCGTTAGTCATGAACCCCCTACCGATCGAGCCCGAGCAACGTAGCAAGCTGCTTGTTCACTTCGATGAATACCCCGCTATGTGTCTCACCCGGCACGAACGTTCCTTCGTAGTACAGCCCGTCTTCCTTTGAAACAAACCCGGTAGGTAGCTTCTTATCGGCAAAGGAAGACGGATCGTAGGAATGTAGGTTAGCATCAGGGACCCCATACTGGAGAACCAGGATGCTGTACTCGCGCTCTTCTGCCATTAGCCTGACACCTTCAGGAGGATCTGCTTCCCAGAGATAGGACACGTCGCCGCGTAGGGATACTCACCTCTCGATGATTCCTTCCTGAGAATAAACAACACGTTCTTGTGATCATTCCCACAAGCCGAACACCCTGTTACGTTCCGACGTAGATGCTTCGAAAGGGCTGCCTTCTGTGCTACTGGAGGGGCTTCTTTCGGCTCTGCCTTGGACACGCTCGCCCCAGCAGATACACCCGTACGAAAATTACTCTTCTGTTTCGTTTCCTTGTTCGTCATTTTGTTCACCTCCTGCCGGCACTGGTAGCCGGTTACGTATAAACTTCAGCTCTTGCGCGATCGCCGCAAGAAACTTCACCTGACGGCTCTTGATCGATAGCTCTACCCGCTCCTTTGGCCTCAACGAATCACAGTCCTTACACCGATCCGTATGCTCCGCTAACGCCGCCGAGAGTTCTGTCCCGCAGACCGAACACGCTTTCTTGCTTCCCATGTCTATCCTCTCCTCTTTCGATCAGCATCTTACTACCTATTCCCCTTCGAGGTCTATAGAGCCTTGATTTTTATGGGGATTATAGGAAGTGGAGATGTCCGCGTAATCACTAACGGAGTTCTGTTTCGATGAGAAACCTCTGTGTCTAACCTCAATCGCTCAATCATTTCCTGGCATTCCTCGTCGGTCTCTGCTCCCATTCCAAAGACAAGATTCTCTGTGCCTCGCACGCCTTCTTGTAGATCAATCACCGTGTACAGAACCGTGTGGCTCAGATTGAATGGCTTCGTACAAACAAGATACCTGTCATCCATTGCACGGACTCTGTACGGCTTCTTCTCTTCTTCAAACCATATGCGAGTCCCTACCTCGATCTCTTCTTCAAAGCCTTTCAGCTTTAGCATGTTCCTCCTCTATAGAGCCTTGATTTTAGTATGGATTATAGGAAGGTAGGCCCTTTCTTATAGTCATTTCCGTAGCCAATGAAGCTTCTACCCCCCCTACCTACCCATCCTCATCGTCGTCTCCGAATGAGATAGTGACATCACCCGCATCAAAGACGGGACCTTTACGCAAACCCTCCTCTTTCATTCCTTGAATAACGATATCATCCATATATACCGCGCCACAAAAACGACAAACCCATGCGAGACAAGAGCTGTCTGAAGGATCTCGCTTCATCGGCATGCCGCATTGCGGGCATTTGCGTACACCCTGCATGCTACCCCTCCTTCTTCGTCTGATGTTGTCTGACGATCGTGTACTTGTGGGTCTTGTAGTAGCCAGGCTTGACGGTATCAGCGTCACCCCAGACACCACCGGGGGCCCAGTCGACGACGGCGTAGTGCTGCCCTCGGGCTGCATGCTCTGTCGACGTGGAGAAGTGGATCGCTACAGCGTTGAGCTTCTTCCCTTTCGCAAGCTGAACATCGGCTACAGCGTCTTGAGCCATACCAAGGAGTGCTCCGGTGTCTGTGATGAGCCGAGGTGTGATCCTGTGAATCACATAGCGGAAGCATAGGCCGAAGGATACGTCCTGGATCTCCCTGAAGGGGTCGCCAGCCCCTCTTGATGCCTTTGCAGTGCTAGAACCGTAGTGACCCCACAAAGACGCCTTACGATCGATCGGCTTCACGTCTGTACGCCACATGTGAGGAGGAGGTACGTCTGGGCGACGTGAGTAGCAACGACCGCATACGAGGTACGCGGGTAGCCTACCGCCGAACATCTCAAGGAGCTTGGGTGTACTGAAGTCTTCTAGAGTACGCTTCACCGTCTGCTTGCACCTCGGGCACGTGTAGATAGCCTCGTCGAGCTGCTGTAGTCTAGGCATCATTCACCCCAATCCCTGCGCACAGGGTCCTTGATCCATTTCGTACCGTCATGCTCGTAGCTTGCGTCTCTGGTGACAAACCTATCTCCCATCACGCTTGCCCAAGAGTGCCCACTCTGGTGCTTTGATAGCTGCTCGTCGTCCTCCTTGTACGGCTTCTGATGGTAGAGCATCCGGAAGATAGGGGGCTTTAATGGCTGCTCGTTGCCCTTCGCTTGGTCCCCTGTATCTCTCATCGAGGGGTGTAGCCCTTTTTGTTTCTCGAGGGGTCGAGGTAGGGTGCCCTCTACACTCCCCTCTATAGAGCCAGTATCCTTCCTTATGCCACCCTTGCAGTTGAATGAGAAGTGAGTAGGTTCCCCCATACGTTGTGGAAAAGGTTGTGTCTTCCCGCTTCTCATACTACGAAAGAGTATCTCCGTCACCTTTTCTGCGTCAGAGATCTCAGGGTGAGGGCAGTAGTTACCGACGGAGTAGACGTAGGTTCTCTGTCTGGAGTCTACGGCCCAAGGAGGGGGGCCAGGGTCTCTCTTCCTCGTGTAGTTGTAAACACGTCTGGGAGTCCTGTAGATCGCCCCTACAGTTCTACCGGGAGGGATGTTGATACCGCAGTCGATTCTGAATAGACCTCCTAGGTTGAGAAAGACGCCGGTGACCTTACCCCAGTCCTTACCCTTCGGGGGAGGGAACTTCACTTTCTTACGTATAGGGAGAATGAAGCCGAAGAGGGCTATAGCCACGAGTGCACCACCAACGATGAGGGTCCAACCGATCCAAGCTCCGTCGTCAAACATGCTTACCCTTGTGCTTGATGATGTAACGGGCCACAACTACCACAAATCCGATGATAGCGCCCACATAGACGCAGTAGAGCAGCTCTGTCCCAAACCCGCTGTACGCCTCGCTGACACCTTCACACGCTGCCTGTACGTCTTCCCATGCCTCATTCATGTCTTGCCTCCTTGACCTTCTTCGCCAGGTAGTCGTCTTCGGATAAGACTCTGATGGAGATGAGCTGACCGTGATCGTTGAACCAAGGGACGAAGACGAGGTCTTTGTGTTTCTTGAGGTAGACGACGCCGTGAGTACCTACTTGGAAGTGACCGAGGTGAGATGAGTCTTCTCGGTGAACTGGGACTATCTGCATGCTCAAGATACCCTCCAGACGCGTATACCACCATCAACCTTGCGGGTAGTGGTCTTGAAACCATGCCGTCGAGCTTGTCCACGGCACGCTATTCTCACACCATCAGACCCAGTTGACGGCATTTGTTCTTCTGGGATAAAGAACGATTGACCAACAGCTAGATCCATCACGGGGTATTTCCTGTTTTTGTCATAATTGCCATTCTTCAGGACATCGGGGATTGAGATTCCATTTTCGATTTCTGGCAATGTCTTATTCTTCACATCGATCACCTCTCTATACCGTAGCACGCTTAGGTCTATATTACAAGTATCCACTAGGTGTATATAGCGAAGCCTTAAAAGCGTAGCGGATACACCCCCCTTTAGGTCTTAAACCCTTAGCCAAGGAAAGAGCAAGGTCTTGAACTTCGATGGCTGTCTTCGTTTTCGTTTTGATCTTCATCGCGACAAAACCTTCTTAGGTCTTAAAGCTTGCCATAGAATCACACAGGGCTGGGTTTTGATTAGCCTGTGACCTTGGCAGTTAATGGATGACAACGATGATCTTGGCTCTGTAGGTCTATCCCTTAAGGGAACTGGGGTGTTATGTTATGCTCTTTTTCCGGCTTGTTACGCGACACCCGCCTAGACTGTTACAAACCCCATAAACACCGGTTTTCCTCTTTCGCCTTCTCTCGCCGTATAACACCTAAAACAGCCCCTTGTTACGGTGCGGAAAAGAGGGGGTGTGTCGCTTTTCTGAAACCGTCACCTTCTGCCCTCCCTGTCTACCATTCCGCGATTGTCGCCTTATCCCCGTTTTTGGCCTTTTTGGGGGGTGTGTCGCGTTTTTCATCCCCTCTTTTCCTTGAACCCCATCCCCACGGGTGTTTGAAGGTGTTACGCCCCTGTGTCGCTTTGTCGCGGTTTTTGGCCTCCAAACACCACCAATCCTCATAGCCGGTCACTAAACAGCCGCTTTCACTCAATTCTTGCCTTCTCAAACAGATACGTGAGGATCTCCGTCAGGCTGTACCCGTATCCAGTACCCTTCATTGAGACGATCGCGATGTCTTGCGCGTTCCCTTCGATCTCGTCAACGCTCTTCTGCATCGGCTGCTGTAAAACAGGGTCAAAAGAGCTGATGAGCACTTGCACTAGCTTTGCACTCTCAATGATCATTTCCTCTTCTCCTTATAGCTTCTCTACTGCCCGGTCGAACGCCTCGGCTGCTGCAATCGCACTCGCCGCTACGTGAATTAGCTCCTCTCGGTATTGGACGATTTGGACCTTGTTCATGGCTTCGCACAGCTCCCCGAACTCTTCACCAATAATCGGAATCCAGGTCTTCGGGCCATGTCCCTGGATACCCCATTTCGCGTCCTGCCTCTCACGCTCTGTTTCTACCTCTCTGAGGATTACTGCATTAATCATTCCCTCGTCACCTCCAGCAGCGTGATCCACGGTAGACGTAGCAAGTCACCTATTTCTAAGGTCGTATCGCTCTTATTGACAATATCTCCTTTGAGGTTTCGGTACGTGAGCTTGCAGTCTGCTCTACCGTTCTCCCCTCCCGTGATGCTGACAACCTCAAGCTCGATAGTCCCTCCTGGCGTCAGTGATGGGTGATGCCTTGAGATCTTTCTGATTAGCCGCTTCCAGATACGCCAGTTACTCATTTCGCCGTTCCCTCCTCTTGATACCCGATCGACTCTACGTACTTCGCTTGGATCCGGTAGATGATCTCGTCTGCTTTGAGGGTGATCCCTCTGACTCGGCCTATCCCTGCACGACCGCGAACACGTAAAGTCCTACCGTTACCAGTTATTTTGACCCCACACCTTTCACAGAATTCTATTTTCATCGTATTCCTCCTCTCGTGTTGAACCTCTGCGGCTGTCGGGAATCTCTTACCCGACGATCAGCGGCTACCTCGGGTTGTCCATCCACTACAAGCTAGTAGCCCTGCTCGCGCCATTCGCAGCCGCTTTCGGTTCTTCACTCTACTCCTTTGCTTCTTCCCTATCGAGATACTCGATGATCGCTTCGACCACTAGGTAGTTGCAGCTCCGATCTCGTTTCTTGCCTAACGCAATGAGCCGCTTTATCGGCTCTGCTTCGAGCTTCTGCTGAGGGATGTAGATTCTCATCTTGTCTAGCAGTTCTTTCTGTGCCACGGTAAAACCTCCTCTCAGGTTTTTAGTTCTCAAACAGCGGCGATTTCGGTTCGGCTAGTATCTTCAGCCGGTCTCGGTAGCGCAGAGTGAGGATGCGATTTTCATCCTCGTCAATGGTGAATTTC